CAAACTTAGGATCACCTAAGATTTCTTGCATATCAGGATGCCGAGATTGAAGCGTAGCTAATGATGCTTGCTTCTTGTATTCAATAGAATACTGCTCTGCCTCTTTAATTTTCGGATGGTTCTCAATTGCCCTGTTTACTGCTCCCTGAGGATCTGTAAAGTAATCAATCTCGCCTTGTGGCTCGACCTTTTGTTCAGGTGCTTGAGGTGTATGAGTAGAAATATACTCATCAACCACTTTACGAAGTTCACCAACCTCGTTTGAATGCCGACTCATAACTTGCTCGGCTTCTTGATGCATTTGAACAACTTCTTTTAGAGATTTACCACGGTATTTCTCTGGGAGTTCTTCTTCTGCTAACTCAGTTTCTGGTTCCTGAGATTGTTCAACATCTTCTTCAAGTTGTTGAGTCTCAACTTCGTTTTCAATGTTGTCTGCATTGCCCTCTTCTTCAAGGTGCGGATCAACAATTGTTGCTCGTGACATATAAACTCCGTGAATTAATCATTATGGAGATGGGTTTTTCTGCCAGATTCTTCATGTTCTCGCACCCACTTCATGTGACGACCGGGAAAGTCTCCACTATGACCATCGAGTACGCACTTAGGCGCTGACAGCATTTTAGTAGCAGTCAAGCCACAACCGCACCTACTGGTTGTAACTCCACTGCGTACCATTTCTTCAAATACATGACCACACTCACATCGGAAATCATATATTTTGTACATCTTCGGCCTCTTCTTCTGCCTGATCTCTTGCCGCTCTAACAGTTGTTTCTACATTAATAACCGTTGCTAAAGCTGCTACTTGTCCTTTTCGGTAAAATAATTCTTCAGCATCTTTTACTGATTGAATGTCTGCTAACTTTTCTGCGTTAGCTGTAATTTCACTTACCAACTGCTTAAAGCCAGGGTGATTAAACAAGCTAAAGTAGTTGTCAAAATATTCCTCTAATTCTCGATCCATTTTTTTGCCTTATATCATAAGAAAATAAAAAGGTCAGGCGTTTCTGGTAGTTCGCCTCCTTCTACCTGATGCAGTAACAGCGTGTTTAATTCGCTTTGGCCCAGTTTTACGTTTAGCTGATGACCGTTTTTCTGCCGCAGTCATCTTTGCCGCTACTGCTTTTGGTCTACAAGAAGGATATGGGCGTTTACTTTTACCCTTTTTTGCAGACTTACGACCGCATGGTTTGCCGGTTTTAACGTCAATCCACTCTTCCGCAAACCACTTAGTCAATCCTTTTTTAGGCCGACTTGCACCACCAGTCTGTCGTTTTCTAGGCATATGTTCCGCCGCGTCGCTTGTACTCTTTAGTTAGCCACGCACTTCCATACGCAGACGGCCAAACTTTAAATTTGCGTTTGGCTTCTGACTTGACCCTAGAGTACAACGCTTTATTTTTTGGCGTTGGACCAGACTTTTTCTTAGGGCGACTTGCGCCGCCCGTTCGAGTTTTACGTGGCATTAGTAAGGCTTTTTAACTTTTCTTTTCTTTGGCATCACAATCTCCTTATTTCTTGTGAACTTTTTGAACTGCAAAGTTAGCTGTTTTAGATGCGCCTTTGTGTGGCTTATAACCACCAGCAGGATCTTTCATAAGCTTGTAACTACTACCACTTTTCATCCAGTGATAACCTTTAGGCGCATTTACTTTCATGACTTACGCCTTGAACCAACAGACTTTTTAGGTGCTGTTGCTTGTTTCATTCCTGCTTCAAAATTGCTCATTTGCATTTTTTGTTTAGAAGTCAGTGCTGTCGGGCGCTTGCCAGTTTTGTTCCACATATTCATGTATTGACGCAAGCTCATTCCAGTTTTTTTCAACTGATCTGCACTTACATTTGCCAGTCTTCGACCATTATGCATAATAGTTTTGGCCGAACCTACACCAAACTTTGAGCTTTTAGATTTTGGTTTATTCGCTACGATATTAAAACCTCTCTTTTGCTTAGTAGCAGGAGAAGCAGATTTTGCCGCAGCACTTTTCTTTTGAACAGACTCAACTCTTTTTCTTGCTCTTGCTTTACGGCGCTCCATTTGAGCTTCTCGCAATCTTTGAAGTCTAGATTTAGTTTTAGTTTTGGGTTTGTTTGCGGCCATTCGTTTTGCTTTAGCCATTCTTCCGTACTCTGCCATGATGGTCTCCTACCATTTCACTTTGTTTGCCCAATATGCCGCAGAACATTTGCCTTTTGCAATATTCTTTGAATGTCGAGCCTTGAAAGATTTTCGTTTAGCTTTCATGCGAGCAGATTCGCCAGCTTTTGGTTTGCCTGCTGTTTTTGCACCTTGCTCACCAAACCTTATAGTTTTTACCTTCCCATCAGGACACTTAACAACAACAACGTGCGATTTAGTGGGGTGGTTGGGCGTTCTCTTGGGTTTGCTGAACCCGCTTACGCCCGCGCGTGCTAGGCTTGGATGTCGTTTTGCCATTAGTTAATTCCTCCACTTTCTCCTTGAGGCATTGGATTTCCTGCTTCAATGGCTCCAACTGGTGGTTGAACCTCTGGAATATCATTTGGAGTTCGCGGTCTGTCAACATTTGATTTGCCCTCTATTTGCTTCTCTTTAAGTAAAGTATCAGCGACCTTCATTCGTCGCTCAAACTCTTTGTCTTCTTGATCACCTTCTTTTAAGTTTCTAGTGATAGCATTAATCTTATCAATCTCAAGCTCCTGCGGAACAACTGCCGCTTCAGCCGAAAGTTTTTGCGCTCTAGCTGAGGACTCTTCTGCCTGAGCATTAAGCGCATTAGTCTGAGATTGCTGGAACTGCATTTGCGCTTGCTGTACTTGAATCTGCATTTCTTGCATTTGTGGATTTGGTTGAGATGCCTGAACCAAAGCTGCTATTAACTCTTCACGATTAGACAGATTCATATTGTCTACAACAGACTGAATCAATGTGTTGTATAGCGGAGAGTCTTTACCCATTGTCTGCAATAACTGCACCAACTGAGTAACTTCGTACTCTCTAGCAATGATGCCCAGCGTACTAGTTGCATTAAACTTGTAATCAGCTACAGGATAGTTTTCAGGATCAAACTGCATGTAACGATATGCGGCTTTCTTAACAAAGGGTATTAAGAAAGATTGTTGGAAGTTAATAAGAGTACGCTTATGACGCTTAATAAGAGCGCCAAGAGACATACTAATGCCAGCCGCCGTTGCTTCACCGTTAACTTGTCCAGCGATCCCGGCAGAGTCAACAGCGCCAGTTGCTTGTTGAACCATCTGCTGTAAAGCCGCCGCTTGGCCGAAAGTGATTTGATTGACTTGTCCAAAATTAAAGGGCTGAAGGACTTCACGCGGATCTCCGTTGGTAAGAATCATTTTGCCGGGGCGAACTTCTGGCTTTGCGCCTCTAGGTAATCGAGTTGCATCAATTGCTAACATTGGATGAATCGTTAGACTTAGCGCATCAATTCTTGCTCTAAGCTCGGTATCTAGTGCTTTTTGGCTGTTGTAGCCTTTTTCACATACACCTCTACCCCAGAATCGCCCTGGCACTACATCCCAAGGGAATGCAATAACGGGTCGATCTTTCATCATGTAGGGGTTGGCTTCTGCTTTTAGAAGAATTCCGCCATTGGCAATAATAACAATAGCCTCTACAAACTTTGATTCTTCTTCATCATCAATGTCATCAGCCGCTTCTTCTAACAAATCTCTAGGCACAAGGCCGTAGTATTTAGTAAGTCGAACTTTGTCGTCGTTGTAGATTGTTAAATCTTGATCGGGTTCGAGGTCAGTATCAGGAGCGGCAGACCCTACATACTCATCACGATAAATGCCTTGCTCTTGTAGCATTTCAACGTGGTGACGACTAACAAACTCATCAATCGCAACGCCATAAGCATCATCAACCGAAGTTGCAACAGGATCTATTAGAAAGTTTTGAGGAAGTACAGGCTTAAGCTTTACGTTAACGCGATTTGTAATTTGAACGCCAACAGCCTGAAGATCGCCATCCATAATATCTTGAGTGGCAGGTGCCATCTCTTTCATATCTTCGATAACTATTTCACCAATGCCTGTTCCGTATACAGCCGCATTGATAAGACATTCTGCAACGGATTTTCGCACCATGCAGTTTTCAAAGTCTTCAGTAAGTTTGGTTCTTAGGAAAAGAACATCCTGCCTAGAAGCATCACCTAAGTTGTCA